GCATGGCACCATCAAATTTTACAGACCAAGAAAGGATAAATTATGTATGTAGCATTTTGGGCTAAGTTAGAGCCACAAACAGGACGTGTCAAAACTCACTGGCAAGTGACAGACACAAGCGAGGGCGCGTTAGACGTACTAGCTGACGTGAAAGACTTTGAGAATACATATTGCTATGGCGTAGGCAAGATAGAACACGCAAGCGAGCCACAATGGCTAGAAGTAAACGAGAATTGGGAGCTGGACAAATGACGGCAGAATTATTCAGAGAGACACGAGTTAATCTAGGTTACTCGATAGAGCAATGGGCTGATAGATTAGGCTTGTCTATAAGGACTATCTATTACTATGAATCAGGTGAAGTGCCGATACCCAGAACTGTATCTCTGCTTATCAGCTCAATTAAACTAGAGGAGGAATAGCCATGACTGACGTGTATATAATCAGCTTCCTATACTTTACCTTATTAGCAATTCTTTTGCTGTGGAGGTCTAGTTGAGCAAAGTAATACAATTCCCAGAAAGAGAGAGAAAGAAAATGAAATCATACAAAATATATATGACAGAGGAATATGTCATTCACATTCAGGCAGATGATGAGCAAGATGCAGCCGATGAGGGTGCAAAAATGATAGGCGATTGTCCAGAAGATTACTGCATAGGCGGTAGCATACAAGTAGAGAGGATAGACTAGTCATTGCCACGCGACAATCATTGCAGTGCATTGAGCAGAGATATGTTCAATGTACTGCATCAAATGCACCACAATGAAAATGTTTTATATATAAATAACAATTAGGTTTGCAGTGCAATGAGCAGAGCAATGAAACATGGCAGAGCAATGTTTGTTGCGCGACCATGTTAACAATGAGAATTTAAATACAATATTTTTTATTGCCCGTCAATAGGCTAATCATTTATAAGCAGATAGATTAGGCACGACACTGGTACAGCCAAACAACACAGCATTATCAGATAGATTATAAACATTCCCTTACCAACATAAACCAAGTAGATAGAGAAATGGTAGCAGTGTTGTCCTTGCCTGCATAGTCAGGACTGATAGAGGACAATAACACAACGCATCTGATAGGCTGTCTGTCATACTTATAGATTAGAACAGGCTGATTATGTGCAGCATTGGCAGCCTTGGTTGCTTGTTCCCACCACTCTGGCCTATAACCGCCATTAGAGCCACGTGTAGAGGCGTAACGCTTACACTCGATAGTCCAACCATCCAAGCCTATTAAATCACCTCTGTCGGCCTTCCTGTACTGCTCTAGGTCACGCTCAACTTTAATGCCGAGATGCTCATCGATTAGCTTTGCAACTTCTCTTTCAAAGGCCGCGCCTTTAGCTCTGCCGTTCGTCATTTTTTACCGCCATAGCATAGCCGCCTTGGTCGTGGTGATAGCTATGAACAAACTTTTGCTCGTGCCATTCACTGCCAGGCAGTTGCCCCTTCTTAATATAAATTACTTTAATGGATTTTGATGAGCCGAATACGCTCGTTGTCGTTTCTGGACTGGATGTATCCGAGCGTTTCACAAAGTTCACAATCCGTGTCAAATTCTTTTTCAATAATAATGTCAGCGATGACAGCCGAGACAACATTAACGTACCAACCTTCACCATCACACTTGGGACACGTCACTCTGTTTGTTGGCTTGCGCCTGTTTGTAAAAGTCATCGTGAGTCACTTGCCCTTGCGTCCAGAAATCAATAGCCAGTATTGTTTCGGGCCTTGGAAATCTATTGCCTTTGATTATACGACAAACACCAGCAGGTGACAGCTTTATTTTACGAGCAAACTTAGCTTGGGATATACCCTCTTTCTTTAAATAGTCTATTAACTGCATGTTTTCACCTTTCTTTTTAGGGGGGGAATAAAAAAAAGTTTTTCCCCTCTTGTATTTTTTTTTCTAACATAGTGTTGACAGATGGTAAAGCATTCATTACTGTCAAAATTATAGACAGACTGGAGAAGTTATATAATGCAACACGATACACCAGAATACAGAAAGTTTTTCGGGGCTACTCACAATAGCGCATCGGGTGCGACACAGTCACTTGATGAACATATATTAAAGCTAAAAATCAGAAAAGATTATGACGTTTACTTTCCGTTTGCAGCCAAACCTAGGGCTGGACAGATAGTACAGATGGCATGTGATTGGCATTTAGGACTGGATGAATACAGCCCAATCCAAGGCCAGAAGAAAGGCATGGATATAGACTTAGCTATACGAAAAGCTATGACTGAGTTTATGACATACCAACCGCGCCAGTTTGACGATGGCAAGGACGCAGAAGACTATCAGGAAATAAAGAACCATATCCCACAGATGGTGCATCATGCGGTGCAAGGATTGCAACAATACTATGGCGATTGTGAGATGGAAGGTGAGTTCCAGAGATGGCTAGAAGTAGATGACATAGATGTGCCGACTATGCTCTTCCTAGACTTTGCAGGGGATGGCAAACAGCTTGATTTAAAATGCAGTTTCCCCACACGTAACCCACCACGAAAGGACGGAACGAGGACATGGCGTATTCCTAAACCAAAGACCGAACCAACTCGACAGCAAGTGATGCAACAGGCTGTGTATTGGAAGGCAACTGGATATACGCCTGGATTGCTTTTTGTGACAGCAGATGGATATAACATCTGCAATCAAGAAAACTGTCAGGCATTATCTAATGAAAATTTGGAGGTTGCGTATCAGGAAGTTGTTTCCCGATGGCGCATTATACAGAATTTATTGAAGGCTGCCAACGGCTCATGGAAAAATCTTTTCGGGCTAGTGTACCCAGACTTTCAACAAATATCACAGTGGCATGGCCCTGAGATACTTAAAATTGCAAAACATGAATGGAGTTAAAAGATGCAAGAGCAAGTTTATTCAGCTTTAGATTTAGCCAAGGCGCTAAACATAAATAGAAATAGTGTTTATTATCAGGTAAAGAATGGCAGTTTGCCAAAGCCTAGCATGAAAGTAAGGACTAGAAAACGAGGCCCACATACATATGTATGGAAGCAATCTGACTTAGAGAGCAATCCTTACTTTAGCAAAGCTATTGTTCCAACTGTAGAAAGCTCGACATTCATGAGCAAAGCAAAAGAGATGCGCGAGGAACTTGGGCTACCTGAAATAAAAGAAATAGTTACAGATAATGAGCTACTCAGAGATGCTATTGAGATGCGCGTAGACAAGTTAGAAGAGAACATGAAGCTAATAGAAAAGGTAGTAGATTTAATGAATGAAAGAAAGGAAAAGAAGTGGTGGCAGATTTAAAGGAAGCAATGGCAAAAGTTGCCGAGCTGAACAAATCGCATGGCGTTAAACAACGTGGCGGTAAAATGTACACGCAAGTTGTGCATAGGATGGAAGCATTCAGACAGGTATTTGGTACTGAGTTTGGGGTTGACACAACTATCCTAGTTGATGATGGTAATAAAGTTGTTATTAAAGCTATCATTACAAACTTAGATGGCATGGTAATCGGCTCTGGAATGGCAGAGGAAATACGAGGACAAGGACACGTAAATACTACATCTGCTTTAGAGAATGCAGAGACATCTGCAATAGGCAGGGCGTTAGCATCAATTGGACTAGCTGGCGGTGAGTATGCGTCTGCTAATGAGATGGAAGCTGTGCCACGCAAGGCAGAGGTAATAGCTAAAAAGGAGGACACCAAGCCAGCCAAAGCTATGGCTGATGCAATTAAGAACACAGATGACTTTGACGTAGCCAAAGACAAAAGGCTTTATGTAGAAATCAAAGCTAAGTTAGAGGCTTGCGTTAGTGTTTCAGACGTTAATTCAATTTACATAAAGAACAAAGCATTTCTTGAATCGCTTGCAAAGAGAGACCCAAGCAGGGCAAAGCACTTTAAGGATATGTTTTTAAACTACGAATCTAAATTTTATAAAGGAAATTAAAATGTCAGTAAGAGAATGGACAAAGGTAGCAACAATTAAGCTATGGAAAAACGATGATGGTGGTAAAGCTCTAGCGAGTAACGCATCATTCAAGCCTTACAAAGATGGCGCAAACCAAGATATTACATTATATGGTGATGTGAAATACTACGCACGTCTATATGAAAACGATGACGGCACTTACTCTGTAGCACTTACAGCGCCAGCAGATGCGCTGCCTTCAGGTGGTGGCAGTAGTGGCGGCTTTGACATGAAAAAAGAAATGGCAAAGTCAGATGCAGAGCTAGTCGATGAAATTCCTTTCTAATTCATGAGGTAGGCTTTCCTCCCATCGCTTCCCAAGGGGTGTGGCGAATCGCGTCTTAATGCAGTAAGCGACACTGTTAAAGCCAAGCCTACCGAGCGCTTTTTCTCTCCGTTTTGAGCGCTTTTGTATTGGTAAATTAAGACAACCCCTACTAACTATGAGGTTAAAATGAACAAAGAAGACTTACTAAAGGCAGCACTTGATGCTGTAACTGTACGAGGCTCTGCTTATGGCGATGCCTATACAAATCATAAACGCATAGCAGATATCTGGTCTGTAATACTGCAAACAAAAGTACGCCCTGACCAAGTGGCTCCCATGATGATAGGTGTAAAACTAGCTAGGCTTATAGAAACCCCTGACCATGAGGACTCATATGTTGATATGGCTGGGTATGCAGCGACAGGCTCACAAGTTAAGGATGATGAAAAGCTAATAGAGGTAGGTAGCTCAAGAATAATAGATGATTAAAAAGAAGGGGCCGACTAGCCGTGAGTTAGCAATGCGTCAGATTGCTTGTGACTATTGCGGCAAAAAACATTTCGTTAAAGATGGTGATTGGGTAATTACAGCAAGCAATAAAATACTGTGTGATTACAGCACAGACGATGATTGCTTTCATAAAAATAAGAGGGATGCAAATGAGCGCAGAAGAGTTCAAGAAACAACTAGAACAACTAAATGAGAAGGTGGTAAATTTTCATAAATATGAAGAGAAAAAAAGAGGTGGCTATGTAGCCAGATGGGTGGGTGTATCTAACAAGTTTAAAAACGAAACTAGGAAAAAACGAGCTGGTTTGTAATGGTAGTTAGAAACGGTATTCCCATCATGTTTAAAGACACATCTACTATGAACCATGCAATGAAGACAACTCAGTATGGTGACTTGTACCAGACAGATGACGTTAAGCAGTATAGGTATTTATGTAAGCGTCTAGCTTATGCTAAGTTCTACTATGTGAAAAAAAGAGGACCTAATAATTCCCAATTCCAAATCAGGGTTTTGCCTGAAAACGTCTTCACTATGAAGCTATCCTAACATTTCCATCTTTTCCTTGCTTGTCGTAAGCGTGAGTTAGGGTCTTTGGCTGCCTTTGGAAACTTCTTCATTTGACCAGCAGACCTAGCGCAATATGATTTGCGTCTTTTAGCGTCCTTGCTACCCTTCTTTACTTTCCCTGTAACAGCAGTCTTTAACTTACTGCCAGGGTTTTCTTTTCTGTAACGAGCGACACCAGCCTTAGTCATTCCAGCTCCACTTTTTGTAGAGCGAAAATACTTCTTAGTCTTTGGTGGCTGTTTGTCTCGTTTGCGAGCCATTACTTTTTCTTCTTTTTCTTCATGGCTTTAAAGTCAGCGCCAGTAATCTTGTTACGTGGAGATGCTGCTTTAGCTAGTTTCTTTTGCTTTGGTGAATATTTTGAGCCTGGCATTATGTGACCTTTCTATACTTACGTGTTTTCTTTGCTATTTTTTTGGGCTGGGATACAAACTGCTTACCTTTTTTAGTTCCTCTTCGTTTAGCCGCAGTGGTGGCTGCGTACTCCTTCTTCGAGAGGCTCTTGATAGCTGCTGACGGTAGATACCGTTCTCCAGTCTCACTGGATTTCTTACCACTTTTAGTTCTCCACTTCTGTTTTCCCCACTGCTTGAGGCTTCTTTGTGATTTCTTTAACGCCATTATCTGTACCCACCGCCCTTAGATTTGTACTGCTTTGCAAGCATCTGGGCTTTACGAGCTGACCACTGACCAGGCTTACCGCCCTTACCGCCAGACTTTATCTGTTGAAACAAACGCTTTCTCATAGTGGGTTTGGTATAGTTACCAGCCTTGTTTACAGTAGATTTCTTTTTCATTCTTTCATCTTTCCGACTTTTTCCACTAACTTAGATATAGCCTTTGCGTCTTCTGGACGTTGTCTCATCCTTCCTATCAGGTAAGAGAATAACATAGGTATGCCGATTATTGCAATGCTACCAGCAATCACAAGCTCAAAAGCATTGGCTAGTAATTGGTCAAATGCAACAAGCAGAGCTTGCCAGGGGTTTTCTACTTGTGCAATTTGTTCTGCGTTTAATGACTTATCTGTCTCGACTAATGCACCAGCAGCGAGGCCACCAGTTACAGCAGACGCGACAAGAAACACAGGCTCTGGATATATCATTGAGCCAGCAAATACACCAGCGCCAGCACCGCCAGCAGTAGCAACGTCTGATAGCTCAAGAGATGAGCAACTTGTCGTAAGCAACAAACATAAAGCGAATAACATACGCATCAAACACCTTCTATCGGAACACATTTAAAGAAATAATCTGTGGGGGTTTTGCGTACATCGTCTATAATATACATCATTTCCTCTACTCTGTACTCGCACTTTAGCTCTGTATTATAAGGGCCATACAAATCCTCAAAGACAGAACACTCTGGTGTGTTGAACGTGCCAGCGGCACATGCCATTACAAGAGCTTGGAAAAACATTTTAACAATCCTTACTTTGCAAATAAGTATAGCACAAAAAAGCCAAAGCCACACATAACTAGAACTAGAAATATTATAGCTGAAATTTCCATAAAATGATGGCGAGCTTCGCGCTGCTTGTACAGAGTTTCTTTGCGCTGTTTGCGTATGTCTGATTCCATCTTCACCAGCTCTTGCCATGCTTGAGGCCCACACATAGAGCTGATTAGCTTACGCAACTCATCTCTCTGGTTTTCTAACTGTTTCTTTTGAGTGAACAACTCCATAGCTTCTTGTTCAACAGACTTGCCAGAAAATAGTTTCTTAAATATAGGTGGGTTTTTAGCTTCGTGGTGAGCGCGGTCTACGTCAGATACAGCAGACATCCAGCGAGACAAGTCTTGCCCCATTGCCTCTATGTCACGCCCTATGCTGACCCCCTTCTTTAAAGCATTAAATGCAGTACCAGCAATCGCCATGGCTGATACTGGGTCAACCATCTACCTACTCAGCGCTTTATCTAATTTGTCTTCTACTCTATGTAATGCGTCCATCACTTCTCGCATACCATCTTTTAGCTCCACCCTTGTGGCGTAGTCTTCTCTGGTTTTATTGAGCAGTATTTGTAGACGCTTTACCTCTGTAAACATCTGACGGAATGCCCAAAAGATAGGCGCAATCACAAGCGTAAGGATAATATTCCAGAATAACATTGCATCTAGTTCCATTTCAGACCCATGACCTTTTTTCGTATTGCGCTAAACCTGATACCGCCATACTAATTGTTTTTGCTTTTCGTTGTTCATTGAACCAAATTGGATGATTTCTTCCATTGGTAAATGTGTACATAGTTGGAACGTTAGAAGCAGATGAACTTACTGCGGATAATGTTGTAATATCGTATGCAGTGGAAAGTGAACATTCTATTATTGTTCCCAAGTTAGAGTCTGGGTCAGTCCCAACCTCATTTGTTATGGGGTCATTAGGTAAACCACTGTCATTTTGTCTCAGAGCAATCCAAACAGTTTTACCATCATATTGACTAATAAACATGTCCCCACCTTGAGGAGAAGCTGAATCAGCTAACACATTTTTACCCGTTAAAGTACCTAATCCATGAGGGCTATTTCTAGTGCCAGAGCCTAAATATATACTTTGCCTATTGGAAGCGGTTGACAAATCAAATGCAGTTGATAAATCAAATTGGCTAATAATACTTTCATGGCTATAAATATAGAGTTTTGTACCATCAGGTTTCATCGCATAACCTTGATGTACGCTTACGCTATCAGTAAATGTGCTTGTTGGACTTATGTTTGTGGTTGGAAGATTAAAATCAGTAATATCATACATACGTATGATATTGCTAGATACCGAAAATAAACCTTTTGTGCCATCTGTATTAATCCAAATTCCCTCTGGTCTATTGGTGGCATCGCGTGGGTTCCAAAATCCGCTTTCTATTGTCCCTCCTGATGCATCAACGCCTCCAACACTTGTATCAACCGCCAATGTTGTCAAATCAAATGGTGTACTCATAGTCATTTGTGCGTAAAGAATTTTATTATCTGATACACCACTAATTCCGTTTGAATGTGCGGTATCATTTCTACCGCCTATAATCATCTTCTTACCATCTGGACTTACAAACATAGCTCTAACAGCGTCCATTCTGTCTAAAAGATTAGAAGAAGAACCATCAACCCTTGTAATTGTACTCGTTAAATCCTCTAAACTGCCAACATTCACGTAAGGATTTGGCATCATAGCCCCGACCATCCCAAACATTATCTACTCCAAATCGCCAATAAGTAGCCAAGTATCAGTTGCAACCTTTATGCAACTTGCTGGGCTGTATTGAGTTCTCAATTTCAGTGTAAGAGAAGAATTTACTGTAACACCTGAACCAGCCGCTATAGTCACTTGCCCAGCGCCAAGCTGTGCAAAATCTAGCTTTGTGCCAACAGGATAAGCAACACTTGAATTTGGTGGTATAGTTACAGTAATCGCAGATGCGTTGTTCAGTGTTACTAGCTTACCGCCATCGGCTAAAACGGTTGTATAAGTTGTGCCTGTCTGTGCGTTAATAGCTTGGTAGGCTTGTTCTTGTAAGGCAACAGTGCCACTCGCATCAGGTAATGTAATAGTGCGGTCTGCTGTGGGGTCAACAACCTTTACGCTAGTTTCAAAAGCATTACTAGTTGCCCCTTCAAAAACTAAAGCGGGGTCAGTGTAAGTAGCTGAAGCATTTATCTTCATATGACCATACGCTGTAAGCGCACTATAACCCATTTCAGCTACTAACCTATCTGCATTACCGCCAATAGTATGGTAAAATCTTAAAACGCCATCTTCAGTTCCTGCCGTTTCATCCGATGCTTGTGCTTGTGCATAAAAGTAAGTTGTTTCTGTACCATTAGAATTATTACCTTTAAATTCTATCTTTCCTAAATTATCAAAAGTGGCTGGGGTTGCACTGTTTCTATAAAGTACAAGTGTAGGGTCTGCACCAGAACCAGCGTCTGTACCTTCAATTGTTACATCATCATTAGCATCTTTTAAAAGAACAGTGCCTGTCGCATCGGGTAAGGTAATGGTGTTATCGCTTGTGGGGTCGATTACTGTTAGTTGGGTTTCGTTGGCATCATCTGTTGAGCCTTGAAAATATAAATCTTGGTCTACTTGTAATTTAATGTCTTGATAAACAGCAATTCTTCCAAAAGACATATCAATAACAGCTGGGTTTGAACCGCCATTAAGATATCTAAAAACAAGTCTGCCATCTTCTGACCCATTTGTTGTATCTACAATTCTACTTTCTATTTCAGCATAT